GATCCCGGGACTAGGCAAAGTAATGGGTGTCTTTGGCAAGGAATTGGATGACCAGACACAGATGTTCAAGGGTCTGGCACAGTCGGGAGCCACGTTTGGCAGTTCGATCGTGACCATGGGCAATGCCGCATACGAATCAGGATTACCATTGGTAGCATTCCAAGAACTGATTCAGAACAACACAGGAACACTGGCCAAGTTGTTTGGATCGGTCAACGCAGGCATACCACAGATCACAGGTCTGTCCAGGGCACTAAAAAAATTCACCATGGATGAGTTGTCAGGCTTCGGTCTCACAATGGAAGAGACCACAGAAATGCTAGGTACCGTGGCGGAACTTGAAAGAGCAAGGGGACGGGCAGGACAACTTACACAGACACAGCTACTGGAAAGGACAAAAGAGTACGCAAAGAATTTGACAACACTGAGCAGACTGACCGGTGAGAGTGTGTCGGAGTTGGACAAGAGGAACAGACAGCTGGCGGCAGACGGTGTGTTCGCGGCCAAAATGGCACAGATGGATGCAGACCAGGCTGAAAGAGTAAGGGTGGCACTGGCGGCATTGCCGGAATCAGCACGACAGGCGGCAAAAGAATTCATAGGTTTAGGAGTACCTATAGGCGATCTAGGTAAAGGTCTATCAGTGTTCTCTGGAGGCAAGTTCGAGTCTACACTACTGGGATTCACGCAGAGGTCTGGCAAGGCAACAGAAGCTGAAATAGTTGCCATGAGAAGCGCCTTCAACGAAATAGGTACAACAGGAATACAGGGCGGTGACATGATAGCAAGTGCGGCCTTGGCGGGTAACACACTGGCCGGAGAATCACTCAACGCATTTGTAGAGATGGCAGGAACGGCAACTGATCAATTAGATTTTGCAAAACAAAGCCTCGCGGCACAAAAGGGAAACACAAAAGAACTAGTGGCACTGGCAGATCAGTTTGGATTGGTTCAGGCGGAACTACAGAGTGTGAACATCAACCTGATAAAGGGATTGGTCATCGAAGACGGAAGCATAGGTGGCAAGGCCCTGAATGCATTCGTTAACGGAGACACTGAGATTTCTAAAGGATTGGCCGATCAACTTAAAAGTATAACAAACTCTTTGCTGAACCCAAGCAAGGCCGAGGCATTTGATATAAATGATGATTTCACAGGAGCAGGAGTTTCCGCACAGTATGGTACTCACGGATTCCAGGATTTCGGATCAGGCACACCGGCCGTTTTGCACGGGTCAGAAATGGTATTGCCCGAAAACAACATCGGAGACCTGGCCAGTAAACTTTTTGAAAAACTTTCAACTCCAAGCAATACATCAGAGTCAACAGTAAACAACACAACCACGAATTCTGCCAGTACAGTTGGGGTGGACATGACGGTATTGAACAATAACACAACAGAACTCATAGATTTAAACAAAAAGTTGGCAATGCACTTAAATACGCTTGTAACGATAGGTGCTATGACAGAAAAAAATACCAAATCAACCAATATTAATCTTGCAAACATGGGCGGAAGTCTAGTATAATAATTTTATGGCTTGGAAAAAATATTTTAAAGACGCAAACATGTCTCCCATTAGTGGAGAGAAAGTACCCAACTTCGCAAAGAGGAATTATAGTTCTTACTTGCCAGACGTGTACACAGGACACCCCAACAGGATACAGAGATACTTCCAGTATGATCAAATGGATTCAGACTCGGAGATCAATGCGGCACTGGACATCCTGGCAGAATTTTCAACACAACAGAACACAGAGAACGAGACACCGTTTGATCTAGTGTTCAAGGACGAGACAACGGAACATGAGGTGAAACTTCTCAAGAAAGCACTACAACAATGGACAAGATCAAATCAGTTCCAGAAAAGAATTTTCAGGATATTCAGGAACGCACTGAAGTACGGGGACTGTTTCTTCGTGAGGGATCCGGAGACCATGAAATGGTTGTACATCGACAACGCCAAAGTTGACAGGATCGTCGTAAATGAATCAGAGGGAAAGAAACCCGAGCAGTACGTTATCAGGGACATCAATCCCAACCTACAGAGATTGAGTGCAACACAGATCACACCTAACCAGACGTACGGTGGTTCAGGAACAACGGGTGGCGGAAACGCGGCCTATGGTCAGAACTATGCGGCACAGGGTGTTGGAAACAACATGGGTGGTGGACAAGGTGGACAGGGTGGCAGATTCTACAAGACAATGAATGCCTACAACATCAACGCAGAGCATGTGATACACATGAGTATGTCGGACGGGTTAGACAACCTATTCCCATTTGGACAGTCAGTGTTGGAGCAAGTGTTCAAAGTTTACAAGCAGAAAGAATTATTGGAAGACGCAATCATAATCTACAGGGTTCAGAGAGCACCTGAGAGAAGAGTGTTCTACATCGACGTGGGTAACATGCCAACACACTTGGCCATGCAGTTCGTTGAGAGAGTCAAGAACGAGATCAACCAAAGAAGGATACCAAGTGCGTCAGGTGGAGCAAATTACATCGATGCAACATACAACCCAATGTCAATAAACGAAGATTACTTTTTCCCACAGACAGCAGAAGGTAGAGGATCTAAAGTAGACACACTTCCGGGTGGTACTAACCTAGGTGAGATTGATGATCTAAGATTTTTCACAAACAAACTGTTCAGAGGATTGAGGATTCCAAGTTCTTACCTACCAACAGGTGCGGAAGATGGTGGACAACAGTACAATGATGGTAGAGTTGGAACAGCTTACATACAAGAATTAAGATTCAACAAGTATTGTGCGAGACTACAATCAATGTTGGCGGCAACATTCGATGATGAGTTCAAGTTATGGATCAAAACCAAAGGTTACAACATTGATAACGGAATGTTTGAGCTTAAACTGAATCCACCACAGAACTTTGCACAGTACAGACAGACAGAAATGGACCAAAGCAGGGTGGGAACATTCACACAGGTGGCAGAACTGCCTTACATGAGTAAAAGATTTGCACTGAAAAGATATCTTGGACTTACTGAAGAGGAGATGGCAAGGAATGCTGAACTATGGGCAGAGGAAAACAACGTACCTCAGAAGAAACAGACTAAAAATAACGAATTGAGAGCGGGTGGCGTAACCCAGTCGGGCATTTCAAGTGACCTAGACCAGTTCGAGGAACCAACAGCAGACCCAGAAGCACCAGAACCAGGACAGCCAGGACCAGGAGCACCAGGGGCCACACCAGGAAGTGCGGCGGGTGGAACAGGCGGCGGAGGCCAGGTCTAAGGTTAAATACGATTATGAAACTGAACGAATTTTTCACACACACAGCAGACGGTTTTGAACAGGACAAGACATACGAACCTGAGAACGATATCTCTGTGTTGGACGACAACGACACGAGAAAAACAAGATTATCACTCAAAGATATCAACTCTTTGAGACTTGCATCAGAGGCACACGATGCACAGCAGAAGGAAGAAGCAGTGTTCACACAAAAGATGTATGGACAGCCTGCAGGAACAGACGATCTAGCATTATAGCATGGCGGAAGTGGCTTTCGTACTAGGGAATGGTGAATCTCGGAAGGGAATCCGTATAGACGACCTAAAGAAACACGGCAAGGTGTATGCCTGTAACGGAGTCTACAGGACAGAGACACCAGATTACCTGGTAGCGGTTGATCCAAAAATGGTACTCGAGATAGTGGAAACAGATTATCCCAAGAATAATCAAGTATGGTCAAACTTCAATGGCCAATACAACAAAAATCCAGTTGCTTTGAATCACATCAGATGGTTCAAACCCAGTTTAGGGTGGAGTTCTGGGCCAACAGCATTAAGGATGGCGTGTGATCACGGGCACAAAGAGATTTACATCTTGGGTTTTGATTACATGGGACACACCGTTGACAATAAAGGCACCAGGAAGATGTTCAACAACATGTTCAAGGACACACGTAACTACAAACGTTCCAAGGACGACGCAACATTCTATGGCAACTGGATGAATCAGACTAAAAAATGCCTACAGGATTATCCAGAGGTTAAATTTCACAGGGTAATACCCACGGGATGGTTCCAACCCAAGGATCTCGCATGGAAAGGCAAAATAGATCATCCAAGCACAGACGAATTCCTCGAAAAGTTTAATCTTACACGTTAAATCCACTATATTTTTGGTAAATATCCGTACAGACTGGTATGTATAAAGGTCCAGTGGATCTCCAAAAAATGTTCACTGCACTGTATAAAGGTATGAAAGTAACAATTACGTTATAACAGTCTCAACCCATATAAAGGAGAAAAAATATGGCAACAAGAAAAATAACTGCGAAAGTTATCGCTCAAGCCAGAGCTTCACACACAGGTAGAGACGGAGATTTATTCTTTGATGATTCTAGTAATCAATTCTTTATCTCTGATGGAACTACGGCTGGTGGTACTGCGTTAGTATTAAACACACTAAGAAACGTAGCGGCATTCACTGCTTCTACTACTCTTACAGTAGCACAATCAGGATCAATAATCACTGGTAACGCGGCGGCAGGTATGACAGTAACTCTACCAGCGGCGGCGGCAGGATTACAGTACTCGATCCACGTTGGAACAACAATCACGTCAAATGCGTTCACTATCTCAGGTGCAACTTCGGCTGATACTATGCAAGGACAGTTGATCTCGAATGACTTCACTGACCTTGGATCAATCACGTTGTTGAACGAGGGTGTTGCAACAGTTGGTTTCGACCAACCTGCGGCGGCTGATCACCAGATCGTGATGGACGGTTCAACAAAAGGTGGTAAACTTGGTTCATACGTGAACTGTGTTGCTATCTCAGACAGCAAATGGTTCGTTGATGGATTACTTTCATCAGATGGTTCATTGGCTACTTGTTTCACGTAAGCCTTACTTAGACTTAGAAACTCAGAATCAAGCGGTGTCAATATTTTTGGCATCGCTTTTTTCACGAATAAATATCCACAATGGCAATACACAGGATCAGTTTCGAGACAATGCACTTCGTATCCAAGGGCGGAACCGATGGCACGGATGGCGGCATAGAGAAATGGGATGACGCATTCACCTGCTACGGCCCAGGACCAGATGGCATCGAACACGAGGGCATAAGGTTTGGTTTTGGCAACATGGACAAGGTAGTGGTCTGTTCCAAGTGCGGACAAGCCTGGGGTTGGCGTGAGAGATTGTGGAAAGAGATTGCGGATTGGGAAAAGATCCAGAACTCCAAACGTGGATTTTTCAACAACATCAAGAGATACATTGGCTTTTAACAAAAAACGCCATATTAAACCACCTTTCAGCACCGTTTTCTCGCCTTTACAGTAAATACAAACACTTATAAGTACAAATCTTACGTAAAACAAAGGAGCACGTGTAAATGTCAAACAATAAATTTGAAAGTTTATTAGAATTACTGATAAACGAAGAAAATGATAAAGCAGAAGCTTTATTTCATGAAATCGTAGTAGAAAAATCAAGAGATATCTACGAGAACCTAGCAGACGAGTCTACAGAAGACAAAGTAGAAGAAACTGCAGAAGAATCAAAAGAAGATGCTAAAGTTGACGAAACTACTGAAGAGTCTAAAGACGAAGCAGTTGATGAAGCGTCAGAAGAAGCTAAATCAGACGAACAGGTTGATGAAGTAGTAGAAATCGAAGACGAAGCTACAGAATCAGAGACTACTGAAGAAGAAACTATCGAAGAAGTTGGCGGAGACGCTACTGACGAGCTAGTTAAAGACATCTCAGCAGACCAAGAAGGCGAACATGATGCAATGGACAAACCAGAAATGGACATGGACATGGACAAAGACGCTGAAGGTGATGCAGAAGGTGATGTTGAAGACAGAGTAGTTGATTTAGAAGATGCTTTAGACGAACTAAAAGCAGAATTCGAAGCAATGATGGGTGACAAAAAAGATGGCGAGGAAGACAAAGAAGAAGAGTCTTTGGAAATGCCAGCTGTTGAAACTCAACCAGAAATGTCAATCGAAGGTAAGAAAGACATGATGGCCGGCAAGAAAATGGATAAGAAAGACATGAAAGAGTACAAAAATCCAGTGAAAGCCGATCATG